GTACGTGAGCAGTTCTTAGCTTTTATGCAAAAGCGGTTTTGGATTCTGAGGGGTCTCCCCCGGTATGATGAGCTGAGGTGCACGGTGTTGAATCTTATGAAAAAAGACATACCGGATCCTGTACATCTTAAAAACAGGGCCTTAGAATCGAAACCTAAGAAGGTGGCATAATGGCCCGGCCTAAAAGAATTATGTTCCTCCTGGACAGGCTGAAAAAAACCGGGGACTTGACAAAAAAACAGATCCTGGATCTGCGCAAATATGTATCAGCTGCTCTTGATGAAATGGGACTGGACGGATACAGGGAGTGCACCAGAAATAGGATCCTTGAAGTGCTGGGAATTACAAAGGATACTTTGAAATCATGGGTGAGTAAAGGTGCACCGGTAAAAACAGTCAAGGGGGCAAATTATTATGATCCTGCTGAACTCCTAATCTGGCGGTGGAAGTATCAGAAAAAACTTGACCAGGATACTGAGACAACCCGGATCGATCAGGAAATACAAAAGGAGGAGCTTGCCCTAAAACAGGAACGGAGATTAAAGCTGAAGGTTGAGCGGGAAAAAAGTCAGAGGCATCTGATACCAGCCACAGAAGCATGGACCGTGTGGCGGACTGTTGCACAGATCCTGATGAACAGGCTGGCTCCTCATGTGGATAAGGACGTATGGAATGAAATCATACATGATGCCCAGGCTGAATTTGATAAAATAATACCTATGCCTATAGAAGGGGCCGTCAGTCTGTTTGATAAACCACTGAAGAAAAATAAAAAGAAGGGATAAGATATGGGTCATGTAGTATTCAGAATAAGTCCAACAGTAAAGGCATCAATTGTTGCTTTTAAAAAATTACAGGAATCATTTAAAAAGATTAATAAAGAAAAACCATTTGACGCAGTTTGCAAACTGGGGAAAATAATAAAAAATGACCAAAATTATAAAATCCCGGAAATTAACTGGGATAATGGTTTCAATGTGATTGATTTAAAAAAGGAAAAGCAATGATTATATTTCATCACATCAAAAGGACTGGCGGAACATTTCTGCACAGAGAATTATCTAAACGGTTTAACACAGCAATGTTCTATGAGCAAAATACTTTTGGATATATAAACGGGCGGCAACAGGGTACCATAGAATTTGTAACAAGTCATGATCTATTTAAAGATATCAAAGCAGGGCGGAATGATTTCTATTTTACAGTCTACAGGTACCCCCTGGACACTATCTATTCATGGGCCAGACTCAGGGCCTCCCTGGATCAAAAACACGGATACCATATGGATGCAGATTCTTTTGTGAGAAAAGTAATTGACGGGATCCTTGAAAATAACAAAATAGAACTCCCATATAAAAATGAAGTTGCTGAGGAGGTTATAACTCCGGGATACTGGGATAAGTACCTCCTTATAAATCCTGCCAAATATGATTATATTGGATTGACTGAATGCATGCCTGAAACATTATCATATTTAAATGCAAAGTTTAATATAAGAATAAGAAATAAAAGAGTGAATGCAGCACCTCCGGGCATAAACAATTATAGACATGATGAAATGAGGATCAGATTTGAATTTAAAATAAACATATGGAATTATGTACGTCATGAATATTTTAAGGAGACATGATATGTTATATTTTCGTATTTATAAAGGCAAGTACAAGGAATGGGTTTTTATGTGGAAGCATAATATATTTGGTGCGCGTTCTTTTTCACATTCTGATAGATTATTACGCTGCATATGGAATGGATTAAAACAACTCAAGTTTGTTTTGCATGGGATTAAAATACTAAAGGAGGATAAGGGATGATCCCGGTTAAGCAAACAATGTTGGGGTCAATAAAAGGCAATTGCTTTCAGGCAAGCGTGGCAAGCGTGTTAGAGGTACCGCTTGAGTCGGTCCCTCATTTTTGCCTAAAGTATAGTGCCGGAAAATGGTTTTTGAATTCAAGAAATGGCTGGAAAAAATCACGGAATGACCGCAAATATGTTTCTTGTTTCGGATAATGAGGAATGGCTTAGTGCTCAAAGAGGATATTCCCTTGCTGGCGGCAAGAGTCCGCGCGGAGATTTTATGCATTCAGTTGTATACCTTGACGGGAAAATTATACACGATCCCCACCCAAGCAACGATGGAATTGACGGATTAAAAGACATGATTGTGTTCTCATACATTGACCCTTCAAAGGAGAAATAGCAGAATGAACTCAAGCCTGCTATTACTCTTAACTATTGTGGGTGGATTCGGGTACTATGATTTTAATATAGCAAAGATGTCTAAGCGGTCCAGAGGGGAAGAGCCATTCCGCATAGAAAAGAAAAGGGCCGCGATTAAGCAACGGATATACTTTGAACTGGATGGGAGACCTCCTTAACGGATCCGGGGAAGCTCTTCCCCCTGGAAAACCAAGACAGACAGGCAGGCAGATACAAAGAAAGGTAGACAGATATGTTTATAAAGGCATGTATAGGAGTTGATAAAGTACAGATTTATGAATGTCAAAAGGTAAGTAATTTGAGACAAAAGATTAAGAACGTGTTTCATCACTTTGTTCAGATATATACGGGTACAACAGAAGATGTTGTCAGCTTGGAATTGACGGATGGTGATGTGGTATATGTAATGAATGACTATGGAAAAACCATAGATACGTTTACGGGTTGATTTTAATAATCTGCCTGTCTGTTATTTTTAAGAAGAAATTATAAAACGTGATTACTGAATCAACACCCACCAGGCAAGTACAGACTGGTACACCTGGATCACACCGGTATGATCCGCAGCTGGTGCAAATGGTTAATGAGGCATTTTTTGAAGTCCTCAAGCCCCGCCAGATCCGGACTATGCTTGTGTTTGCCGAACAGGAAATCATACTGCCTGACGGTCCTTTTAAAAACCAATATTTCCGGTGTGACCGGTTGCCCTGGTCAAAAGAAGTTCTCAATGTTTTTGACTCAGGACTATACAATAGGTTCTTTGCACTGGGTCCCAGGCAGACCGCAAAAACATTATTGTTTTTTCAGATCCCCCTAATGTATCACATCTTTGAAAAACAGGAGGATGTGATTATAGGTGTACCAAATATCCAGCTGGCACAGGAAATATGGGTGAGACGTATCAAGCCCATGATAGAAAAATCACGGTTTGCACACCTCATGCCTGAAAAAGGTCCGGGATCAAAGGGCGGTACTACATTCAAGCAGCTTATATTTGGTAATGGTGTGAGTGTGATATTTATGTCAAAGGGCAAAACGCATACAGCACCGGTTGTAATAAACACAGAAGTATACGAAATGGAGGAGGCATCAGATGAATCAGGTGAAGCCGGGCCCTTCAAGCAGCTTGAGGAGTGCACAAAATCATTTGGTGGGGCAAAACGTATATATGCTGAATCAATCCTGATCCGGGAAAAGTCCCTCATGTGGAATCAGGTGCACGGGGGAACAGCCACGCGCATATATTTTAAATGTCCACACTGTAAAACATACATAGAACCCATCCGGATAAATTTCCGTGGCTGGGATGAAGCTAAAAAGGATATGGAAGCATCTGAAAAAGCCCGGTACCAATGTCAGGCATGTGGGAAGTCATGGAAAACAGAAAAGCAGCATGAAAAGGCAGCCGCGAATTACAAGTTTGTGCACAATATAAATACAATAGAAATGCAAAAAGAGCAAAAAGAGAAAAAGGAGGAGGAAAAGGAATATGAAGGAATCCTGAATCTGCTCCCTAAAAAACACCTGAAGCCCCCGCGCACATACACGTTTGGGCTGACGTGGAACAGGATGCATACAACAATCCGGCCCAAAGAATCACCCTATTCTGTCATGGGTGAAATTGGAATACAAGAATTTAATGCAGCCCGGTCAGAGGACCCGGACGATGAGCTGGCACTTTCCCTTTACACCTGGACTGAGCCGGTTGAAACGGTTATATCAGAGGACAGATTCTTGACAGGTGATATTATATTCAACAAAATATCAAAATACAAAATGGGAGACGTACCGCCCCAGGCTCCGGTACTGGTTGAGTTTATAGATATAGGTGAAACAAAACACTGGTGGAAAGTGATGGCATTTCATCCAAAAACAGCTGAGGGATTTGTAATTGAGTATAGCATGATCCCTGTTGCGCGGGACATCAAAGAGACGGCCCTTGCAATGTATGAAGCACTGGTCATGCACCGGGATAATGATATTATACACGGGTATAAAATAGAAGGAACCGAAACGGTGGTACACCCGAAACTAATACTGGTTGACTCAGGGTATGGAAAGTATGTTGATGTAGTATATAGATTCTGCAGGGAATCAGGAAAACAGTATATTGCTACAAAAGGATTTGGTACAGGGATCCGCACACCAAACTGGCAGGAACAGGTAACGTCCCAGTACTGCAGGCCGGGGAATCACTGGCGAATGGCAAGGCAAAAAGATAAACGCACATGGTTGCTTGAAATAGATACTGATTACTGGAAAACAAGATTTCATGATAGACTTTTTGCCACACCAAATACACCGGGCAGCATATATGTATACAATGCACCCCCCCAGGAACACGCTCAACTGGTAAGGCATTATACATCTGAAAAACGGAAAACAATATTATCAAAAGGTGACGTGGGCGGATATAAAGAAGTCTGGACATATCCTGGAACAAAACCTAATCACTGGTGGGACTGCGGAATAGGATGTGTTGTGGGAGCTGATAAATTAAAAATACGTGTAATGCCCATGAGGAAAAACCAAGCCCGTGCAGCAGGGCGTGATGATCAAAGAAAAGGTGACAGCTGGATCAGACGCAGCAGCGGACCAAGACGCAGCGGCGGCGGATCCTGGAGAAAAAGATAACATGAGCAAGTGGATACAAAGAGACGGGAACTGGTTTCACAAAAAAAAGAAAAGGGTCCGGACCCCTGAACCTCCAGCAAAAAAACCCGAACCCTACGGTGTGACATGGAGGCCAATACGCTGCCCATTGGAAGAATGTAATAGTAAAAAAATAAAAATCACCAGTTCTCCAGGCGGAGGCATAAGATACTGTAAATGTAATACTTGCGGAAAAACATTCAAGGCTATTGAAGAATAACAAAAAATAGCTTTTACACGCTGTGTAAACCATGATTTGACAAAACCCCCTGTATAGTGCATACTTAATAATATGAAAGCTATATACATATATTCAAATCTGGAAAGGACACAATCATGAAAAAGAATATTTAATGTCAGCAACAGTTGATCAGTTACTTGACGCTATCAATGACGCGATACTTGCAAAACTTCAGGGCAATGCAGTACAGGCTTATTCAACCAGTGACGGCAGGGATGTCCGGTATATGTCACTTGAACAATTAAAAACTTTCAGGCGGGATCTCATGGCTGAATCGGGCCGGAAAAAAGGCTCTCTCAATCTAACCACTTTCCCGGATCCACAATAATGAAACGCAGATTAAAAAAACTTAAAGAACCCACATTATCAGATAAGATATCTGAAAAGGTTGACGGTCTGATAAATATATTTTCTCCGGAACGTGCATACAAGAGAAAAGCATTCCGGTATGCAAGCAGGGCAATGTTCAGTTCATACAAAGGGGCAAGCAATAACAGACTATATGACGGGTGGGTGGGGACTGATAACTCAGCTGATGAAGATATAATCCCTGAACTCAGCACACTCCGTGAGCGGTCACGTGATGAAGTCAGAAACAATGCCATTGCAAGTGCAGTAATTGAAAGTTTGGAAATCGGTGACGTTGGTACCGGTCTCCGGCCTCAGTCAAGACTTGAAACACAGTTCCTGGACATATCAGAAGAACAGGCATCAATAGTACAGAGTGAACAGGAACACGCATGGGAAAAATGGGCGGAAAAATCTGACGCATCTGAGCACCAGGATTTTTATGAGCAGCAGTCACTTGCTGATAGACAATGGGCAGTGAATGGTGAGATCTTATTCCTGGTCAGAAGATATGAAGGGCGCGGCCCTTATAATCTGTACCTCCAGCCAATTGAAAGTGATAGGCTCTCAACACCTATTGAATTCCTGACAGATCCAGATAAAAATATTCATGGTGGTATTGAAATCGGTGACAGGAACCAGGCAAAAAAATACTGGATACAGAAAACACACCCTGGTGAAAAATACGCAACTGGGGCTGCGGACTATATGGATATTGAACCATATGATGAATTTGGGAACCCGAATATCATACATATATATAAAATAAACCGTCCCGGACAGTCACGCGGTGTACCTATCCTCTCAACTATACTCGGACTTATGAAACATTATGGTGAATACAGAGAGGCTGACATTGTGGCAAAACGTGTCCGGGCCTGTTTTTCTGTTCTTATAAGAACACCGGATCCCTATGAAGCATCTGAGGGGGCTGCAGAGGAAACAAATTCAGCCGGACAGAAAATAGAGGAACTGGAACCCGGCCGGGTTGATTATTTGGGACCAGGTGAAGAGGTAAGCACACTTGAACCTGACAAATATGCGGATAAGACCGCTGATGTAATGGAAGGGATGATCAGGGAGGCCACAGGAGCACTTGGATTGCCGTATGAAGTAGTTATGAAGGATTTCTCAGGTACCACATACACGTCAGGACGTATGGCACTGCTTGAAGCCTGGAGGTATTTCCGGGTGCGTAACAGGATCCTGAACGTGCACATGAATAATCCTATGTGGAAAATGGTCCAGGAGCAGGCATATCTTGCTGGGAATCTGTCCATAAAAGATTTTTACAGCCGCCAGCATGAATATACACGCGCTATCTGGATCCCACAGGCAAGGCCATTTGTGAATCCACTTCAGGAGGCAAAGGCAGCAGTTGAACTGGTAAACAATGACCTTGATACTATTGACAATGTAACAAAAGGTCAGGGCGGCGGAAACTATGAAGATATGCTGAATCAGCGTGGACGTGAAAAGAAAATACAGCGTTCACACAATAAGGAGGAAGTCAATGTCCCCACTGAATGAACACACAGCCCTGCTCATGGATCCTGATACAGAGCATGACCGTGTACGCAGCGTGAACGGATCCGGAAACGGAACAGTACAGGGAATAAAAGTCCCGGACACTATATCTGTGACCTGGTTTATCCGTGACAAAAAAGATGGTGACGATGAACTCATGGCTCAGTCTCTGCAATTTCCTGTTGAGCACTGGAGCAGAAAACAGAGCAAAGCAAAAAACTGGCTGAAAAACAATAAAATATCTTATACAAAATTTGAAGCTGCAAAAAAGGAGGAAAATTCAATGACTGATACAAATACACAAACCACGATTGACCAGGGCGGTGTACCGGATGAACTGAAAAAGGAACTGAGAAAAGAACACAGGGAGATCCCGGTAAGTGCATTTAAATTTGTATCAGAACAGAATGTGCAGTTTGTTGCACCTGAAAATGAGAATGAACGGCCTAAATTTATGATCAGGGCAAATTCAGGGGCCGTGATGCATCATGGATTTTGGGGAAATCTTGCTGTTGATCTGTCTGGTGTTTCTATAGGCAGGCAGGATAAGCCGGTCCTCCTTTCACATAATCCAGATGAAATTGTAGGCTGGACAAATGAGATCGTTCTTGATGATAAACTGGGTATTGTAACACAAGGATTTTATTCAACAAAAACAGATGCATCTAAAAAAGTGCGTGAACTTGCAGAGGAGGGTTTTCCCTGGCAGGCATCAATTTCAATACCGCCCTCTAAAATTGAATTTGTCAAAAAAGGGGAAAAAGTAAAAGTAAACGGCTTTGAATTGGAGGGACCCGGGGCTGTATTCAGAGAATCAGATTTGCGCGAAGTATCAATATGCGCCGTAGGTGTTGACGAAGATACTTCAGCTTCATCACTGAGCAGTGGTGAGAAAATAAATATGGAAATAAGTATACTTTCAGAAAAGGAGGAAGTCATGGACTTCACCAAATTAAATTTTGAAACACTCAAAACAGAGTGCCCGGATCTCGTAAAAGAGATCATGGAAAGTGTAAAGCCTGATGAGGCTGCATTTACAGCAAAAAAAGAAGAGGGAATCAAAGAGGAACGTGAACGATGCATGAGCATCATAAAAAATGCAACTGATTTTGAAATGCCCGGAGAGGCATCCGGCATGATTGAAAACGGTGATGACACAGAAACATCATTGTCAAAACTCAAAGATGCAAAGATTACAAAACTTGAGAAACAGGATCCGGGTTCACCTGGTGCGAACGATCCTAATGAAGGAAACAAAAGCAAACTGACCGGCCTCACTGGTACGGATCTGTACAAAAAGGAATGGGAACTCAACAAAGATAAGTGTACAGAAGAATTTGAAGATGAAGGCGGCTATCTTGCATACCGTGCAGCAGAGGAAGCCGGGCAGGTGAAAATTACAGTCAAAGAATAATCAGCAGCTCATTTTGTGTAAATATTTGTGTAAAAAAGTAAAGTAAACATAATTCTTTTTAAGAAGGGAAAAATAAATGACTACTCTTGCAGCTGATAAAGCACGTAAATTTGAAAATGTTGACCAGGAACAGATCAACAGTCTACCTGTTCAGGCAGCAGATACCATTTTTTGTGGTTCCTTAGTCGGTGACAATGCATCCGGTTATGCGCGTCCCCTTGAAGCGGGTGACGAATTCTGGGGCATTGGTATTGACCAGGCAGAAAATGAAGCCGGGGCAGCGGGTGCCGTATTTGTAAAACTCAAGACTGTATTTTGGCTTGTAGTTGAGGTCACAGGTGTTACTGCTGTTACTGACGTAAACAGTGATGTATATGCATCTGACGATGACACTTTTACACTTGCGTCTACAGGAAATACCAATATCGGTAAAGTCCACAGGTGGATTAGTGGCACAAAGTGTGTTGTTAAATGCGAAAGTTCACCAGCACGCTCTATATAAGGGTGTGAAGTAATTATGTGCTGGGATAGGGTCTGCAGCCTGAAAGCCGTGTCCGAACGGTTGCCCAGCTTTGTATTCGGACGGTCTCCTTTCGGACAGAGGCAGCAGAAACATTTGAATTATATTCATTTAAAAAGGAGATAAATCATGGGTGCTCTAAAAGGCATAACCACAAAAGGGATTATCGGTGAATTTTACATGGCCCTCCAGCAGGATCTGGGACTGGGATTTGTGGACCAGCTTGCGGCTCTTGTAAAATCAAACCAGGAAAAAGAAACATACAAATGGCTGGGCATGGTACCCCAGATGCGGAAAAAGCATGGTGGAAATCAGCTCAAAGAACTGAACGTCAGTGATTATACAATAACAAATGAAGAGTTTGAAGCTATGCTGGGAATCGACATGGCGGACCGGAGACGGGACAAAACAGGTCAGATAAAAATAAGGATCAAAGATCTTGCCGTAAGGGCACAGTCTCACTGGTGGAAACTGATCTGTGACTTGATTCTTGTGGGTCATGCCACAGCCTGTTATGACGGGCAGTTTTTCTTTGACGATGACCACAGTGAGGGTGATAGCGGTACCCAAAAGAACTTGCTGACCTCCACAGAAGTTCCTAATCTTAATGTTACCACACCCGCAGCACCCACGCCTGATGAAATGTCAAAAGCGATCCTGGGAGTGATCGATTACATGATGACATTAAAAGATGATCAGGGTGAGTACATCAATGAACTGGGAACCCAGTTCTTAGTATTGGCTCCCACCGGCGGAATCGGACTTGCTTCACAGCAGGCCGTCAAGGATAAAAAACTTGACACCGGTACCGGATCCCGTGACAACCTGGTGGTGACCGGTGATTACAGCGTATCTGTAAAAACCACGCCGCGCCTTGCTGCATGGACCACTGACTTCAGCGTGTTCAGAACGGATGCTCCGGCAAAATCGTTCATCCGCCAGGAGGAAGTACCTATAACCATGAAAGCCCTTGCAGAAGGGTCAGAGGAGGAGTTCCACCATGACAGGCACCTGTTCAAAGTGGAAGCAACCAGGGAAGTAGGGTACGGTTTTTGGCAGTATGCAACCAAAAACACCCTGAGCTAAACTTTACTATTTTAACCTTGAGGGGGTGTATGTTTTATACACCCCCTTCTTTTAAAGGAGGCATCAAATGTCAGATAAGAAAACGGAAGATTCTATGAAGCATATGCAGATTATTCTTAAAAAAGACGTGCGTTTTGGTGATATCGTGCGCCCCTCAGAGTTCATTATGATGGAGGGCATTGCAGCTGAACACGTAACAAGTGTAGATATAAGAAAAGCTATAATGCGCAATGAGGTTGATGTGGTTGAGATCCTGTCTGAAAAGGATGCTGAACCTGAAACTCCGGAGGAAAAAAAAGAAAAGGATCCGGATCCAAAAAAACCTGAAGCTTCTGAAAAAGAGGAGCCTAAAAAGAAGAGCGGCTTTTTTGGCAGAAATAAAGATAAAAAAGATGAAAAGGGTAAGAAAAGCTAATGTCAACATTCAGAACAAACAGACAATCAGATATGGATGACGTGATACTCAATTCAACTGAGTTTGCGGAGACTATAATTTACACCCCCCAGGGCGGATCAAATGCAAACATACCCGCACACGTGGACAGACGGATAGAGGGGGAACAGGTAACAACAGAACAGGGGCAAATGAAATTCTGGGAGTATGACATTCTGGTATCAAGTACTGATGTGACGGCCCCAAATTCTGACGATGAGTACACCATAGACAGTATGATATTTGATGTATTTGAACCAGGTGGAAAAACAGACGAAGGGCTTAAAATCGTTCTGAGGCATTTTGCGGAAATAGATGACACAGAACCGGACCATACACAGGAGATATCAGCATGACCGTCTTACCTTCAGGACCCTGGTCAGATAATCTTGGCAATGCAGAGGATATCTTTGCAAATAGCAGCAATTTTCAAACATGGGTAGGTGAGGTCACTGTAGCCGGGGCCAAAGATCATATTTATTTGGTGGGTGTTTCAAAAACAGGTTTAAGTTTACCATACCTGAGAATATCACAGGGTTCTGAATGGGCCGGGAACCGTTTTTCTGGCGGTGCAGTCGGGCACTATATTTATTCAGGATCCTTTTTTGTTAAATGGGAAGCTACGATCACCCCCGCACTTATAACTACATTTGATGAGGCTGAATTTGAATTCACTAATCCAGTGGGAAAGATAATACAGGACGTGCTGAACCTTGCCGGGTCAGACGGATTTCTCCCTATAAAAACAATTACTAAGATCGAGGGACCCACCAGGACATCAGAAAAAAATGACGCGTCTCTTGGAAATAAATATACTGCTAAACATGAATTATTTTGGACATACTAAGATGCTCAGAGGAACGATCACATATGTAAACAGCCCCGAAGCAACATTAAAACAAATGCGTATAGCGGTTAAAGCGGCCCTGTTAGAGATCCCGGAATACTGGCAGGAAAAGTTCCTGCCTGAACATTTCAAAAAAGAAAACATGGATAAATATAATATGCCGGAACGATCAGCGGAATATAATAGATATAAACTGAAAGCATATGGTCATAACCGGCCCCTGGAATTCAAGGGAGATCTGAAACGGCAAGTAATGCGCAGAATAAAAGTTACCAGTACATCAAAAGGTGCAAAGGGTGTGCTGCGTGGACCAAAGCATTTATATGCCTACCGTCCCAAAAATGGGCAGCCGGATAAAGCAGCAGAAATTGTATCAACTACAGTTCCTGAAGCAAAGGAAATGGCTCATGTTTTGGATAAAAAAATATTTCAAAAACTTAAACATCAAAATAAACGTGAAGTGAAACGCTTTTAAAAGGGGTATATCATGAATATTCATACATTATATGCGGTCAACATAGCAACAGTTGAAGATGTTGACCTTTTCATAGACCAGGTACAGGACTTCAGCCTTGAAACAAATATAAATGAGTTCCTGATAGCTGCTGACGGTGATGTGGATCCTACATTTGTAGCTGTAGGAAACCAGGAGCCTGCTATCAATTTTACCACGTCAGCCCTTGCAACAGCCCTTGCAACAGTAGGTATAAACGGTCTCAAGATTACGTCAGATGGTGACGATGACGGGGCTGAATTCTGGTTCCGGAAAGCAGAGGAGGGCGGTGTACGTGCAACAGGTGCAAACCATATCAAAATGACAGTAAATGAAGGGCTGCTCATACCCACCACACTGAGCGCAAATGAAGATATTGCCACACTTGAATACCGTCTCATTACGTCCTGGGACGGAACAAATGACCCGGTTGTTATACAAACAAGCCAGTCACTTGAAGGTACCGCAGCAGTATCTGAGGTATTTGTAAACGGCCCGGTAAATATAAACGGAGCAAATCTGCCTGGCATCAAAGATATCAGTGTTGATTTTGGTATAGAACCATTTATTGTACGCGCTGACGGTGATGTATGGCCTACATTTGTAGCAATAAAATCCCGCAGACCCGTAATTACTATCACGTGTTATGATGTTGCTGCTATTAGCACATTTGGACTTACCGGTGTAGCTCAGGGCGTGACTGACAGCAAAATATTTTTGAAAAAGGTATCAGAAGGTTCCACACGTATAGCAGATGCCACAGCGCAACATATTGCCCTTGGTATAGATGAAGGACTTATACGGGTAAACACTGACGGCGGCGGGAACGATGATCCAAATGAATGTGAAGTAATTATCACACCTACATATGACGGAACAAATGCTATTATCGCAATAGATACAGCATCCGCAATTACATAATCTTTTAGGAGGCATCACATGGCAGGATTATTATACTATCTGCCCGGAAAACAGGGGGCAAGTCTTGACTTGCTCAAAAAACTTAGTCTGGATCGGGCATGTGCAAACGGATATATACAGGTACATGTTTCCCCAGGCCCTGACAAAAAACAGGGCTGTGTCATAGCAGCAAAACCCGGAAATGCTGAGGGTAAAATCGCAAAACGCGGATATTATCCTGAAAAACAGGAATGGGCACTGACTGCAAAAGGTTTATACTGGATAGGGCATGAAATCAAAAACCCGCCAGCACCAATTGATTTGCAGAAACGTGAAATAGTACGGGGCTATGACTTAAAGCTCAATGACAAAAACACCTGGACCATACCTGTTGCGCGGATCTTTGACGGTGGTACTACTCTTCCTGAATCAATGATCCTGGGACCTGAAGGGCAGCTGGTAAAAGAAGTTCTCCCACAGTACGCACAATTCGGAACGATAGCGGATCACCTATGGGATATTCTTAATTGTGAACACGGTGACAAAGAGGGGGATCCTGATCCTATGTCTGATGTACAGGCATACGATTATGCTGTTGAGGCTCTGTGCATAAATTATAATATAAATAGATGGGGGGTGTCATATCTCAGACTCCTGAACACAGATCTTATATATCCTATTCTGCACTCAATTGTTGACTTTCCTTTACTCAGGGAAATATCATTACAGGCAGCTGAAGCGAACAAAAAAAAAGATCAGCAAATCACCCCGGACTCAATAGAATCATCAGATGGAGAGACGGACAGCTCCAAAATTATTGGCCCACAATCACAGAACGTGAAATCCTCAGCTGGATCAGAGGGATAAAGAATGGGTGATGTAGTATACAGATTAGATGCCCAAACAGCAAAAGCCGTAAACGGGTTTCTAAAAGTGGTGGATGCAAACCGCAAAACAGAAGCCTCATTTAAAAGATCTGTACATTCTGGCAAAAGATTTGACAAAACCCTGGACAAGATGAAAAGAACTGCAATGGGATTGGCGGGTGGTTTTCTCGGAGCAGCTGGTTTGAGAATGGCTGTAACAAAAGTAGCTGAAAGCATGAGAAAGGCACGGGGGAATGTAATAGCATTTGAGGATGAA